ACTGTCTCCAGTGTTTTGTTTTTGGGTTGCCCGGCGGCGGGGAGGGTTGCCGCCGCCGGGCTATTGAGGCTGCGATACGCAGGGAGGGAGCGCTTACGCGGTGCCTTCCGCCGGGCTGACCGACTCTTCACCGATGATCGTGCCGCTGGTCGAGTTCGTCACGGGCACAGCCGCCGGGTGGTAGAGAATCGCCCACATGGATTCAAGGGTGCTCGACGTGCCGCGAGCCGCAACGAATTTCAGATAGCGCTTCTGCGGCTTGATCACGTCAACCCAAACATCCTCGTCAGAGGTGCCAGAGGCAACGCTAGTGCCTTCAAGATCCCCGTAGGAATCCACAACACCATCGTCGCTGGACTGCTGGATCTTTACGGTGTTGTCAGCCGCAGCGGTTCCAAACGAGGTAAGGAACAGCACGCCGCCGTAACCGTAGGTATCGACGGCGGAACTCGTCACAGCAGACGTTGCCGCAGTCGAATGGTCTGCAATCTTGATGAGCTTCACGCGCTCACTAAGTAGGGACTGAAACATTTATTTCGCTCTTTCTTTTTCGAGCCGACGCACGCTATCTCTAGTTACGCTTAGGCTCGCGGTTCTGAGTTTGGTTGAAGCGGGGCGCGGGCTTGTGACTCGCGCCGCCGCTGTTTGTTCGGGTTGATTACGCAAGCGCGAGGTACTGCACCGGATGTGTTCCGGCGTCCAGCAACATGCCGTCCGTTCGGGCGAACGCGATGAATGCGTCCTGATTGGTCTCGGCGTACTTCTCCACAAGGCGCTGGATCGTGACTCCGGCAACGTCGCGGATTTTGTAGTAGCTGAGATCGCCGAAGAGCATGATCTTCGCGCCGGTCGTGAGAGCCGAAGCCATGTTCGAGTTTTCGAGAACCGGGTATCCAAGGATGCTGTCGGGCATGCCGACCTGCGTGGAGGGTTCCCACAGGTAGCGGCCCTGGCCGTCCTTCAGTTTGCGGATGGCGATCTTCACAAGGCGGTGCATCATGAAACTGGCGCGGCCCGCGTAGGCCGTGCCGACAGCGCCCGTGAGATCCATGATCTCGTCGAACGTAACCTGCGTGGAAGATGCCGCCGTTTTGCCAAGATATGCGCTGGTGACAATGCCGGTAGGCTGGCCAACGCCATTGCCGGTCGTGTGCGCCGCCGCCATGCCGCGCCCGATGCGCTCACCAAGGGCCTGGCCGATCATCTGCGGGAGATTGAACGCCGAATCCTGAAGGAGCGTGCGGTCAACCTTCACCGACTTCGAACTGATCGTGTGGGCGCCCCACTGCTGGCCAGCGACCGTCATGTCTTGATTGGTGACAGTGGAACCAACCGCAAGCCATTCGCCCGAGTTGCCAGTGTCATTACCCGTGGGCCAGAACATGTTCGCGCCGGTATCGGTGCGCACGACCTGCGCGACGTTGCGCAGCGTGTCGTAGTCCAACAGCGCCGCTTCAAAGGACTGCTGGAAGATAGGGGCAACGATAAAGCCGCCCGCGCTGCCGTCCAGCGGGTTCATTGCGCGGGACTGGCGAACCAGATCCTCGCGGGTGCGCGGCTGCTCATTGAACAAGCGCAGGTTGATTTCGTTGCTGTCGAGCGACAGGCCGCAGCGCTGCGCGGCTTCGCGGTCGGCGGCGGTGGCACGGGGGCCAGCGGCCCAGCCACGAATACCGGCGTTCAGCGTGTTCTCGTCAATGGCTGCGCTGCGCTCACGTGCGCCACCAGCCGGAACCGTAGCGGTGCCGGTGGGCAGGCCGTAGGTGCGGGTGGCGTTGGCGTCGAGAAGGGCGCGGCGGTTGCCGAGTTCGGCCTTGCGGCTTTCGGTTTCAAGTGCCGCCTGCTCGGTGTCGTATTCCTGACACAGACCGTTGTAGGTCTGCTCTTCGTCTGCCGTCCACGCCCGCGCATCTGCGGAATCTAGAAGGGCCTTGATCTTGCCCGCGCGTTCCTGATTGGCGGCGAGTCTTTCCTGAATCGTCATGGTTTCTCCGTTTGTGCGGAGACTCACGACGGTTCAAATATAAAAACGGGCATGGCTCCGCTGGTTGTTGATTTCCAGCATCCATGCCCGTAAGGACGTGCATTTTTGCGAAACGTGCCGACACTTCCCCGCGCTCGTAAGGACTCATGCGCTTAGGTGACGGCGGTTAAACTTTCTGAACCACGTTTTACTAAATCGCGGTGCGTTTGTCTAGTGTTCTTTTCTGGAATCAGGAAAGAGCCAAACGACGACGGCGCCGTTCACGTGCTGCAAGTTCACGATCAAACTTCTCGCCCATCTCGCGGTAAAGGTCAGCGCCGCCACTGTTGGCACGCACCGCAGATGATGCCGCCGTATACGCCGGATAGGTAACGGGGCCAACATCGAATAGACGCACGCCCGTTATTTCCATGATGCGCCGCCCGCCTTCCTTGCGCACGGGGTTGCTGTCCGTGACGATAAACGCGAAGGACGATCCAGACACGTCGCCGCGCTTCAACAGTTCAATCACCTCGGCGGCGGTGGCGGTATTAGGCGGGTCAATCTCATAGCGGAGGCCGGTGTTATCCACAGACAGAGCAAGGGTGCCCGCTGCCGTGCGGCCCAGTACGCGCTCTGCGTTGTGGTTGAATAAGCCGCGAACGTCATCCTCGCGAATCGCACGGTCAAACGCGCCCGGCATGATGCGCTCGATCATGTAGCCATCGCCGTAAATGTCGTATTCGGTGCCCTGCTGTCCGTTATAGAACACGCTGGCATACCCGTGGATCTTGGGCTTATCGCCTTCTGCCATGCGCACTTGCGCGGTGTTTGCTTCGAGGAATCGGCGCTGTATATTCATGCTGCTAACCTTTCCGCAATGCCTGCGGTTAATTCGTTCAGGGAATCCGCGAATGCGTCAGGGCCGTTCTTCGCGGCTTCGCGCACAGCGGCAAATAGTTCAATCGTGATCGCGCTTTCGTTCGTCGGTTCCTTGCGCGTCACCAGCGATACCATGCGCAGCGAGGGCGCAAGCATTTCCTTCACGCGCTCACAGTTGCGGCAATCGACAGCGGCCAATGCCCCCACCTCGCCGCCCTCCTTGTATCCACGCTTGGCCTTGTCGGTCAGGCGGGTAACAACGCGCTGGATAGCGTCACGGGCAATGGCGCGGGCGCTGTCTTCGATCTCTGTGTCTTCTACCTGCGTTGTTTCGCCACTCATGTCGCCAGATGGATCAGGCGCGGGCGTTTGCGATGCGGGCGCGTTGCTGCTGCGCGGGAGTTCGTCGCCGCCTTCGATTGGGTTAAGGTTAAGCCCGGCGCGTACTTCGTTTGGTGTCATCGCCGCTTGGTTGTTTCCAAGCATCTTGGAGTAGTAGTCACCCAACGTTTTGAGGTCAGCAACGCGGATCTTGTTGCGGTCGAATTCAAACATTAGGCCAGACATGCGCTCTTGTTTCGTCAAGAGGTTCTTGTTACAGGATTCCTCCATCGATACAAGATGCCCCTCTAAACAATCGGAGAAGTACGCGAGGTTATCCTGCTCAAGCGAGTTGTAGCTGGATTTCGTCATGTCGTTTAGTTTTGACGCGGGCATCATGAAATAGTTGGCGACATCGCGAACGCATTGCTGCTCTTGCTCGATAAACTGCGCGTCACGGGCGGCGGTGCCGAGCGTAATGATCTCGGCTCCAGGCGGTAGCACGGCGGTACGGTGTGCGTTCTCCGTGCCGCTATACATGCGTTCCCAAGAGGTGATAAACGCCTGTCTAGTCGCGTCGTCCTTGAATTCTGTTTGACGCTTGATTACCGTGGCGGGCCGTGCTGAGTTCTTGAACACCGACGATCCATAATTGCGCATGGCAATGATGCGGGCAAGCACTTCACGCGCAACGCCTAGCACGCCGATACCCGTTAGCCCGTCATAACTCAGCCATGTTTCGTGGATAACCTGCGATGCGTCCAGTTCGTAAATCTCGGCGGTGCCATCGTCGTAATAGAGGGTCGCGTCGTATACCATTCCGTTGCGGGTCTGGCGATAGGTGACGTTCTCAGGTAGTAACGGCAAGAGGCCCACGACGCGCCCGCCGCCGTCCATTACTTTGAAGGCATAGGAATTGCCATAAAGCAACTTGTGAAACGTGCGCATCTGCTTGTAGTCAAAGGCTGTCTGTTGCTCGTTGGGTTCATGCCGCACAAGGAACGCCGCCGGATGGTCGGTAACAATTTCCTTGGATCGCCCGTTGATGCGGTATAGGTTAAGCGGTGCCTTTCCAATGTCGGTAGAAATCAACGCCAGCGCCTTCCAGAATGACGAGACGGTCAACGCCGTGGTGCGGTTCACCTTAGCGCCTGAAAACGTTGTGGAGCCGCCAAGCGCATCGATCAACCACTCAGCGGGGGCAGTCAGCGACGAGGTAGTAGTTGCGGCACGTTCCTCTGTAACGTCGTTACCCCAACGGTCTGCGATTAGAATGCTCATATCCAAAGCACCTCATTGGAAGTTTTCTCTGCGGGGTTGGCGACGTAGCGGCCCAGGGCCATGATCGCGGTAACGATGCCGTCTATCTTTTGCCCTGAGTTCTTCGCGGGCTTGATTGGTTTCATGTTGCCGGTGTCGTCGGTCTTAACCATGACGGAGCCAGCCATCCAGCGAAGCACGGGGTTCCCGCCGTGGATTAGGCGAGCGCCCTTGATGCGCTCTTCAAAGTCTTTCGACGGCGCGGCGAAGTCCACAAAGTTTTGGCGGAAGTCGATAACCTCCAGCCCGTCCTCGCGGAGTTGTGTGCAAAGCTGCGCACCTTGGAACAGGCGATCCGCAGCCATGTCCCGCAACGCGAAGCGGTCACAACTCGCAACGATGTCCTCGCGGATTGCGTCGTAGTCCGCCACGTTGCCCGGCGTGGTTTTCATAAACCCGCGTGCGACGAATTCCTGATAGATAACCTGATTCTTTTCTTCCTTGCTGGCAATCGAATCACCGGGGCACCAGAACCACGGCAGCGCCACTACCGCGCCGGGATAGCCGCATTCGTCCCCGTCGAATAGAAGGGTTAGCGAGGTAAGGTCTGATACGCTGCCAAGGTCTAGCCCGCCCCAACACTGAAGGCCCGCGCATACCTCAAGCATTCGCGCCCGCCAATCCTCCGGCGTCTCGCCGGGTTCAAGGCCGCTGCATCCATCCCAATCGCCTAGATCGATCCAGCGGTTTGCCTGTGAAGTGCGCTGGTTTAGATACAGGCGGCGGAAAGTGTTCTGATACGACATGAGCCGCTGCGCTTTTTGGCATTCCTTCTCATAGAACGCCAGCGGCACAGAGATGCCGAGATTAGGATTGGCCTTGCGCCATACGTCCGGGCTTGTCCAGTCGTCATCCTCTTCGGCCATGTAGACAATTGGCAGGAATTCGGCATCGTCATAGACGCCATCGCGCACGTCGATTGCGTACTTCAGGAGGTTGTTACACAGCGAGGGTCGGTCGTAGTCGGCGGTGGTTGCGTAGAAGGTCAGGGGTTCGGGCCGCACACCCATTGACGATTCAAGGGTATCAATCAATTCCGCGTCGTACATCGCGTGTACTTCGTCGGCAAGAATCGCGCTCGCGTTAAATCCGTGCTTGCTGTATGCCTCGGCGGATACGGGCTTGTAGAAGTGATCATCACAGGTAATCGACTCAGCCCACACCTGCATGCGGTCTGATAGGCCGGGGTCTTTTACGATCATCCGCTTCGCCATGTTGAAGGCTTGGCATGCCTGTTCTTTTTCGCCCGCCGCGCCGTAGATTTCCTGGCCCTTCTCTTTGGAACAAGCCATGAGGAGGAGCGCCATACCGGCGATAATGATCGTCTTGCCGTTCTTGCGCGGAATGTAGAGAAACACCTTGCGGTAGCGGCGGAATCCTGCGGCGTCCTTCCACCCGAATATACAACCGACCAAGGCACGCTGCCAGCGCTCAAGGATTAAAAGTTGCCCGGCTTTCGGGCCTTTGACGTGACGGAGGCGGGATTCAAAGAACTTGACGGCGTAGTTGGCGGCGCGAACGTCAAACCAGTAGCCAGCGGCATCGCGAAAGCAATCGTAACCGGGGAGTGCTGTCAGTAGTTCGTGCCAGCCCGGTTCATCTAGATCGCAAAATTTCGCATTGACAGATCCCGCCATGCGGGGATATTAGAAAACAGCGGCTTCTAATACTAGGATTCTTTCCCTGTTTCCTGAAAACTTGCAATGTCGATAATGCCGCCGTTCTTCATAACGAGTTGCTTGATCTCGTGGGCGTGTAGGCGAATAACAATGATGCCCTTCGCGCCGCACTGTCGGCATTCGCGATAGGTCTTGATTGGGCCATAGTCTCCGGTGAAGTGTGTAGGCCCGCCGCACTTCTCGCAGGTGTGCTTAACCTCGACTTGAATCATAGTGGCCTTTCGTTAAGTGGCACAGGCTCGTCCTCCGCTACCGCCTCGTCGGCTTTCTTGGGTTGCTTCTTTCGTGGCGCTGGCATGTCCGCCGCCGCTGCCGGTGTCATTGCGAATTCGCGACACCACCGCAAATAGGTTTCAAGCTTACCATCGTAGGCGCGGGAGAGAGTCGTGTATGCCTTAACCGAATCTAGGTCATTCATGTCAAGCGGGAATGACCGCACGCGCTGGCGGAACTCCTCAACCTCGACGGTCAGGCGGGCCAGAGTCAACACAGGGTCGGCGTGGTGCTCACTCGCCCACCCAACGGCCTCCAGGTTCTCAAGGATGGCGCCCGCCGCCGCTTCTACGGTGCGCTCGCCCGTGACGATTACGGGGAGATTGTTGTCGAGTTCCACGCCCGTGCGATCTCTGCGGCCCGGCAGGCTGGAACCTCGGGCTTCGAGGATTACTTCTGGCGTTTTGCGCGGGCCACGTTTACCCAATTGTTAGACTCCTAACGGTCGTTGCCACGACAAAACACTGCAAACCCTGCGTGTGAC